GCGCCGCCATGCGTTCATCCGCGACAGCCTGTGGCGGAAAATCGGCCTCCCTCGTGCCGGCAAATCGGGCGCAAGCCAGATGCGCAAGGGCAAATACGAACCGCAGGCGGAGGACTGATGGGCGAGAACCGCGACGAGCAAGAAGCCAAGCATGCTGCTCTCCAGTTTCACCTCACGAAGGTGACACTGGCGAAGGCTGCGCTCGCTGGCGTGACGTATTTGCCAACATACCATCATGTGATCGGACGGTATGGGCCGGAGCTACGAGGCCACCACGACAAAATGACAACGGAGTACATCGTCGTGCTGCCCGACGGCACGCAGAGCAACATGAGCTTCGCCGACGAGCTTGAGGGTGCCATCTGGGCGCTGGGCCAGCTCGACCCGCAACCACCAGCGCAACCACCAGCGCAGCCAATCGAGGGCTTTGTGCTCAAACCGGAGAACGAACAATGAGAAGGTGCACGGTGTATAATACCACAAGCTGGTACAATGCAGCAGTCCTCAATGTCACCATTTTATACGAAGGCTGGCTGCTGCAGGTTGACCCGAGGGATGCCTATCCGCGCTGTGTCGTTGTGAACGACAAAGGCCAGATGAAGATAGAGCACGCGGACCATGTGAAAGTGCATGTCCCCGAGAGTATTCCCCTGCTTCATGGGGCGCCGCGACGCGGCGATAGCGAAAACCGCGCGGCGCGGCCCGCCGCAACACACTGAGGAGTGCACGATGAACGGACTTACGCCCTCTACCTCTATCCCCCCGACCAACAAGCTGGACTTCCAGGGTCTCCTGGCGAAGGCGACCGAGCTTGGCGAACAGCACGGCAAGGGAAAGGACACGCAGATCAAGATGCTGCTGTCGTGCTGCGAAGGTGGCTACCTCAACGCAGTCGATCTCGTGCCGAACAAGCACGGCACCGACATGGATGACGCGGCGAAGCTCGCCGAGGCCTATGTCAAGGCGCAAGGCACGGCGGTGGTGTTCGATACGAAGGCTGGAAACCAACAGAAATTGATTTCCTGCTTTCGTACATCCATAAGGCTGGGCCAGTGGCCGAAGGGCGGCAACGGCGAGCCGATGGCCACGGTGAACAACCTGATGGCGCATCGTCAGGCCATGCGCAAGAACCCAGCCACTGCCAAGGGGCTGGACGATGCCGCCAACACGTTCCTGCGTTATGCAAGAGCCCAATTGAAGAGGGACACGCTGATCGACGGCGATGAACTCAAGGAGTTCGTCAAGAAGCGCAAGCCGGACATGGCGACGGCCACCGAGGTGCTTGAGAGTGTCAGGAACACTCTTAAGAAACTCGAAAGCGGGCAGGCCAGCAAGGGCACGGCACAGGATAACAGTGCCGAGGTGCGGGCTGCGATCCAGAAGATCACGGATCGGCTCGTGGCCATCGCCAAATCGGGCAAGACCGCAACGGGTGGCGTATGATCCCGCTCTCGCTGGCGGCCTACGCCGTGATCATGCTGCTGTGCGGTTACGACCATGCGGCAGCGATCGTGGCCCTGATCGCAATGCTGCTCGCTGCGGCGGGAAATCTAGCCCCCCGCAAGTAATTCGTCGCTGGGGGCACTGCTCGACTATCAAGCCACAGGTTGGCCGGTGTAGCGCAGTCCCAGCCGCGAGGGTGACAAGGTGGCCTCCTCAGCGCCTTGTCACCCACCCCTTTCATCTGAGGCAACTGAGAGAAGGAGACACAGATGCGTTTTAAACTGGCCCCCGCGATCAAGACCCGCTGGCTCAGAGCCCTGCGCAGCATGCGCTATAAGAAGGGCTACGGGCAGTTGGTGAGCCCGAGATTGAACAAGTTCTGCTGTCTCGGCGTGCTTGCCGACATTCAAGGCGCTGAGTTCGATGTTGAGCGCGACCACTTCCTTCCAATGCCGGTTGGGCAGAAGGCGGGGTTCTATCTTGACAAGAAGCTGGCGTGCGGGCTCTCCCGTGCCCGGCAACTGACGCTGGCGCGTATCAATGACGCCAGTTCCACGTTCGATCCGGTTATCGAGTACATCGAGAAGAGGCTCTAAGACCGAAATCCCCACCACTTCCTTGGATAGGCCGTAGCCTGTCCCGGGTAATGGGGCGCCGCGACGCGGCTTGGGGGATCGGCGCGTGATGCGCGCCCTGACGATGGTCAGACTTTCCACTCACATTGAGGGCAGGAGGATCGATGAAGCAGCTTATCCATATTGACGACTATCGTTCGCAACTCCACTGCGATAACCCGGCATGCGGGTATGACCTACCGGAAGGTAGCGTGACGTGGGGTCCGCATCTGATCGGGTACGAATGCCCGGAATGTGGCAGCGACATGCTCACGCAGGCTGATTACAACGGCAGCGAGCGCGTTATGAAAACAATGCGCTGGATCAACAAGTGGTTCGGGTGGCTTGGCCACGATTATATCCCGGACGATCCGCACTACGAGAGCGTTCGCATCCATTACCACGACGGCAAGACCGTGGTCGACAGAAGTGACTAAGACCGAAACGGGCCTTGTGCCCGTCGCGCCGTGACGCGGCGCCTGACGAGGTCAGACTTTCCACGCCAACTGATGGAGAAGCACTTTGAACATCAACGAAGCGAAACAGGAAACCAAGCTCTTGATCGAGAGCGGGCAGGCCGTCATGTGGTCGTCCGGCTCCGGCATGGGGAAATCGACCAGTGCGTTCGCGCTGTTCGAAGAACTCAAGGCCGAGGGCGCCAAGAACAACGAGAAGTGGGGCATGGGCGTGATCTTCGCGGCCACGCAAACGCCGCCCGACTTGATCGGCTACCAGTTCAAGGGCGAGCGGGACATCGTCACCGGCATTGATGCCGACGGCAAGCCGATCACTCAAAAGGTGACCGTCACTGACCCGAGCATCCCGCTGTGGATGATCTCGACCGAGGGCAAGCCGGCGTTCCTCTACGACAAGTTCTTCCTCTTGATCGACGAATACGGTCAGGGCGAAGGCGACGTCAAGCGTGCGCTCGCCGAGATTTTTCTTAATGGCGGCACTTCTCCTTGGTACTTGCCCCCGGGCAGCGTGCGCCTGGCGTGTACCAATGAGGGTGCGCGCTATGGCGTCTCGAAAGACTTCGACTTCTGCATCGCACGCCGCACGCTCCTGCGCATCACGCCGGACGTGGACGGGTTCATCGCCTATGCCGACAAGCCCTATACGCATCAGGGCAAGCCGTATCAGGTGATGGCCGTTACCAAGGCCTGGGCCAAGGCGCATCCGGTCGAGGTGTTCGAGGACGAGCCCAAAGAGCAAGGACCGTGGTGCACGCCCCGGCAGCTCGTGGCGGCGGATCGCTACCTGCAGAACAAGTTCGCCCAGACGGGGAAGCGCGAGCTGGACAGCAGGGCGATGGAAGTGGTGGCTGGCACGATCGGCATGGCTTCGGCCACGTCGTACAGCGCGCATATGACATTTGCGCTATCCCTGCCAAGCTACACCGACGTCGTGACCGACCCGGCAGGGACGCCTGTGCCGACCAAGGCAGACCTGCAGATGCTGATGGCCTATGAGCTGGCCGGCAGTGCGCAGTTACCCGACCTCGGCGCGGTGATCCAGTACGTCATGCGCATGCCCAAGGACATGGGTGTGACGTTCGTCTCCGCGTTGTTCCGCAGGGACTATCGCGGGTTCGCCTCGGCGCCCCCGATGATGGCGTGGATCAACAAGAACGCGACGCTGGTGAGCATTATCGCCTCACTGGCGCACTAATCCCGCGCGGGAGAGCCAGCCGCCTCAGGCGGGGAAGCGGCCGGGGAGGATTAGCGTCCTCCCCGGTTTACCGCGGCGGTAACTGAAGGAGTTAACGAGAGTGCCGATCAAAGAAGTAAACCACGGCATTGTCGCCAACCCCGCAATGTTGGAACGCCTGATCGAGTGGAAGCTGCAGTCACCACGTCAATTGAGGCGCAAGGGTAACCGAACGACTGCCATATCTGAGGGAAAACACATGCAGAGACAGTTCAACATCGAGCTGCGCGTCGACTATGAGGACGCCGGCAAGAACGAGGAAATGAAAAAAGCGTGCGCGCATGCTGCGAGGCATATGTTCGCCACCGCGCAGCTTCTCGCCGACGGCGTCAAGCCGCAGATCAGCATCTTCTCGGATGACTACTTTCAGGGGCAGGAGAGCATTGCCCTGCTGGAGGACGAAATCCAGAAGGGCATCGAGCAGACCGGCCAGGAAGGCACGACGGAGCAAATCTCCAGCGAGCTGATGGGCGCGGTGCGGGACCAAGAATGATGGGCGTCACGAGCCCAGTCGCTCCCCCTGCCGTGGAAGATGCGCCGAGCAACCAGCGCTATCGCAGCTTTGCGGAGCGGTTCGTGATCGAGCGCGTCAGGAACTGCCCCATGGTGACAGACGCCACGATACACGAGCTGACGTTGCAGGCCCGCACCGCCTACAGGATGATAAAGGAAGTGGGTAAAACCCTCGGCCCCGGTGAGTAACGGAAGAAGGCACGGATCGCACAGTTACAACTCGAAAGGAAACTCGTAGATGAACACGGCAATC